GCGCGCCCGAATGCGCGCGTCAACCATCTTGAGCAGCTCGGGCGGAGTACGCTCGACCATGTAGTTTTCGATGGAGCCGCCACGCATGGTGGTGATGCCGCCGAACACTTTGGCAAGCGCGGGCATGATCTCAGGCGGTAGTTCGCCGGGAACAGGGTCGGACGTGTTGGGCGGAAGCTCGAACACGCCAACGTCCTCGTCGTTGCCGTAGACGATCATGTCGCGGGCAATGGTGAGGATCACGGCATAGGGCAGGCGCTCGCGCAAGGTGGCAGCGGGGATCGGCACATAGCCGACGTCCTCGCTTTCGAGGTTGGGGTCGGCGTCGTACTCGTACTCGAACGCCTCGCTGACGAAGTAGCGGGTGGCATAGGGCGCACCATGGTACGCCTCACGCAAGTAGCCGATGTCGCCGGCAACAGTGCTGAAGCCGGTGTATTGCGCCTGCTGGTCTGCAGCAGTCATACCCTTCCATTTCAAATAGATGTCAATGCCCATCGGGGTTCTCCTTTGCTTTAGCACAGGATGCGTAGCGTCCTGTGCGGGTGGGTTAGGTTTGGGTGGGCTCGGTTACATCGATAGTAACAGTCAGCTGCTTGCCAAGCAGGTGTTTGATGGCAGTGTGCTCCTTGGTTTCGTCCCACGACTGGATGCGCAGGAACAGGCGGTCGGCTTCCGGCAGGTTGCCGGCTGCCGGGTCGCTGCTGATGGTGATGACCACCGCCTGACCACCATCTTCGGTGCCGACGGTGGCGCTTGAACTGGCGGCGTTGTCGAGGCGATCGGGCACCAGCGCTCCGAACACGATCTGGCTCACCATCCGAGCATGACCATCAGCTCGGCGGCACCGAACACCTGGCGTTCGAAGCAGATCTCGCACCTGATGTTGCGGGCATCCGGCTCGCAGCCGTCCTGCTCGCGGCCGCATGCGATACAGAAGCCTGGGTTATCCAGTGTGTTCTGCTGGCGGAGCGCTGCTTCGAGCACGCGCTCGAAAGTCAGCGAGGGGTGGGGCTTAACGGGGAGCGTCATGGCGCCACTCCAACGCCACCCGTGGCGATCATGATGGCAAGCTGCGCCAGCCGATCGGTCTGATCGCCGTCGGGCTTACCGACCAGCAGCTCGATGGCAAGCTTGCGCTTCTTGCTGTCGTCGCCCTGCCCGTAACAAGACAGCAGTACCTGCAGTTCCACAAGACGGGCTGCACGTTCGATATCATTCAACATTTTGGTTACCTTCCAAAGTAATGTTGATCACCGAGACGTTGTAACGTTGAGGTGATATTTTTGTTGGAGTTCAGCCCCGCACCACTGATTGCGGGTATGTGAAGTTGATCACGTCATCCAGCGCGTTGGTGAGGATATCGTGCTTGGCCCACATCTGACAGGTGGCACAGCCCGGGTCGTAATCCTCGCAACGCTCACCGGCCATCTCCTCGACCAGCTCGTGCAGCTTCTGCATGGTGTGATGCATTTCCTTGATTTCCATCACCACCTCCGTGGGTTTCTGTCGGTGAGCATCAGCGGCCAGATCAGCGCCAGCGGTGCACACTCGAACATGGCTGGCACGAGGGGCTGACGTACGGCGTGAGCTTCGTTAATGGCGTGGATCCAGTAGATCGGCACGCCGATCGCCCAGATCATTCCGAGTACTTCTATCATTACGGTTACCTTTCAAAGTAACGTTGCGGTAAGGGGTGGGTGTGTTACTCGGCAGCGTGCTGAGTAGGGTAGTGCAGCACGCTGTCGGCAGGATAGTAGTGGTTCTTGCCCATGCCATGCAGCACGCTTACCCATGCGCCATTAGGCGGCAGGGTGGTTTGCTTGCGCTCGTCGGCAGTGAACACGCTGGCATCGAGGAAGTATCCCCATGAGCCAGATGTGTTCTTTGCGCCCTTGCGGGCGCGCTTCCAGTAATAGCGTCGACCCGAGATCAGGGTGACGATGGCGTACAGATCAGGGTTAGTCATTTTGGTCTCCTTTGGGTGGGTTCAGTTCATCACTCAGGACGTCCTTACGCAGGTCGAACGTCACCGCGTGCAGTGCAGTCAACGCATGCAGTCTCTGGTATCCGTGCGTTTGCAGGTAGTTTCGCCTCTGCTCTGGCGCATGTTTGTGTAATGAACGCAGGGCCGCACTGTCCCCGCGTTTGTACCTGCGATACCACCAGCCTTGGGCGTCAGGGCCATGCCAGCCGGCAGCGCGGGCGAGCTTTTCGTAGTCCTCGGCCATTGTGGTTACCTTTCAAAGTAACATTGTGGAAAGTTACACGCTAGGGTTGCTACTCTGGATTGTTCCCTCCCTCGTTGTTAGTGTCTGGGGTCGGTTCTAAGGGGTCGCCAAGCAGGCGCTCCGAATGCGCAACCTCAAGGCCGCGAACCTCACGAAGGACGCGACGACGCGCCGCGTCGAGCCTGCGTAGCTGTGCGTCGCGGACACGCTTCGATTGGACGGCAAACTGACGGAAGCCGGGGAGATTGACCGGCCCCTCGGAATAGAGCGCACGCCATTGGTCGAGAGCCCGCATCACAGTGGTCCGTGGCTTACCCACATGTTCGACCAGCTCGGGGATGGTCATGTCCCAGGTTTTAGGAGTATGCTTGTCGCTATGAACCTTGATCGTGATCAGGTCCTTCGACTGGCGCAGGACGGCCGCAAGCGGCACGTCGGCATCACCGTGCTCGCGTCGCCACAGACTGGCCCGCACACGAATGCTGCCAATCGGGATATTGTATATCTGGGAAACATCCTTGTAAGAGAACGCAATCCCGTCAGGGTCGACCACGCGTGTTGGATGACGCATTTTCATTACTCCTCTTGTTAATCGACGTTTTGGGGCTGGATTACACGTTATTAATTGCCGGGGTGTCAAGGCCATTGGTGTTAATAGTTTAACCAAACCCGCCGACAATAGAGACAAGTCAGGACGTATAAGTTGTAGAGCTTTACGCCTATGTACAACTTCTGGTATTCTTTCGTGTCCGTGGTTTTATAAATTATTTAACATTAACAATAATAATAAGGAGATGTAATCAAATACAACTCAAGGTCCAGTAATCTTGGCTTAGGGCTTGGCCTTTCTCCCTCACTGCCGTATGGTGCGCGCCCCGGTTGAGCTACGATTAATTAGATTACAATAAGATTACATTGTAATGTAACTGTAATAATGTTCCATAATTCACCGCTTTTCGGGCTCGTGGGGAATGCGCGTTACAAAAAAATGACAAATGAAAGGCGGCCCCGAGGGGCCGCCCATCACATTTCACTTACATCGTAACGATTCTGTAACGGAACCCGATCAATGGTACGGTCGGACACCATGTACCGATGTCGATCACGAAGCGGAAACGTTCCTGTAACATTTCCATAGCATTACTGGCGCTGGCATGATTACCGAACTTGCACCAGTTCCAGTACGGCCCTTCGTGCCATACCTTACCGCCATATTGCCGGATGATTATCAGGGCGAGCTCATGTCTGGTCATGGCGGACCTGCCGGCGGCCGTAACGCGCCACATATTTCGCCTGCCAGCGATCGTCGATCTCGACCGTATAGCAGGCTCCGAGCATGTCGAGGATTGCTTCGATGTTGGCTTGCTCGCTTCGCGTCCGTCCCTGTATGCCCATGCCTTCGCTGGGATTGTTGGGATTGTGGATTACATAGTTGAGGATCATCACATTTCTCCTATGTTACTTTGTAATGTAACGGTAATCATTACCGTTACATTTCACGCGCGCGCCCGGGTTCGTTGGGGAATGCGCGAAACAAAAAATAAGAAGGGAGAGGCTTTCGCCTCTCCCCTCGTTACCTTCGAAGTAACTAGGCCGTCTTGCCGTTGGTCGCCTTCGCGGTACGCTTCGGACGGCCGACCAGCGTTGCGAGAACGGCCGCGCCGCTATCGTCGTCGGTGAGCGCCGCGTAAGTTTCCTTTGCCGTCTCGGCTTCGTCCATCTTGTGCTTTGCTTCTTCCGCGCTGACAAGCTTCTTAGCTTCCGACTGAAAAAGCAAGGCAAGCTTGCCGCGTGTCTGGTGGCCGGGCAGCGTGTCGTTTTTCGACAATTCGACAAGCTTCTTTGCCATATCTGTCCAGACCTGCCCGAGCGACTTTTCTGCCGCCTTCTTTTTCTCGACAAGCGACTTGATCTTAGTCTTGTCGAGCGCCTTTTCAGGCGACTTGATTTGCTCGACGGCGATCGAATAGTAGCAATCGATCAAGTTTTTCTTGTCGTCGTCGGCCAATGCGTTGCGCTCAAGACGTGCATCGGCGAGCAAGTCGATACCGTTGATATTTTCCAGAGCGCCAAGTCCGACGGCCGACCGCAAGAGCGACTTGCGCGACTTGGCGGTTTTGTCGGTCATGCTGACGTCTTTCGCCTTGCCTTCCTCGTTGACTTGATCGCGGAGCGCGTCGACGAAAAGACTTACATCGTCGACAATCGCCGCCTTACCGACCTTCGTTGCTTTGCCCGAAACCTTGGTTCCGGCCGCAGGCTTCGGGGCCTTGTTCGTCAGCGTCATTACAGGCGGCACGTCGCCGTTCGGTGTTGCCCATTTTACGCATTGAATGAACGCGGCCGGCCAGATATCTTCGCTCTTCACAATGGCGGTAGCCTGCGACGCGATGAACGCGGAAACCTCCGGATTGAAGGCATTCGTATTCGCAAGCTTCTTTGACGATTTGGTAGACATAGTTTTCATTCTCCGTTTGTGAGCCACACAATGCGGTCTCTACATACCAGAATTTTAATCGGGCTTTTGGCGTGGTTACAACTAAAAGTAACCATCAAATCTGGGAGAATGTTACTTTTACATGTAACAATGGCCGACCCGCCCCCCCCATTTGGACAGACCCACCCACCCCCGCCCCCCTCTTTTAGGTGAGTCGCAAACACAAAACCCCAAAAATCAAAATTACAAATACATTACATAAGCCTTGTAGGTCTCTACACCATTTCACCTCTTGACCACCTCCCCATTAACTCGGTACCTATCCTAAATCAGATATGACCTCCGCTACGGATCGGACATGAAAACTCCCAAAGCTCCCAAGCCCCCGGCTCCCATGTCAACCAACGATGTGCGGACGCTGCTGGGGATCGTCACCGAGGATGAATTTGGCCGTGCGGTTGGCGTCGTCGGCCCGACCATCGCGCTCTGGCGCAACAACGGCGAAGGCCCCCCGTACTTTCAGTTCAAGCGAAATATCTTTTATCGCACTGCCGACATCGTGCAGTGGGTGATCGAGAACACGCGCGACGCGCGCTCTGGCGAATTCCTGGTGCCGCGCCCGGCTCCAACCATGGGTTGGGATGCCACCACGGGCAAGTCCGTGCTCATCCCTGCCGTCACCCGCCCCAAGCGTTCGCGCAAGCGCAAACCTACGCTCGCTTCATTCTATCCCGTTCCCGAACTCAACTCTGGCGAACTCCGCCCCGACGGCACCCGCGCTCCCTCAGTTTCCGCCACCACTCAAACTCCCCCTCCGGAGCTTGGTATCGTCGACATCGAGGAGCTGACAGCAGCCCCTCCTAAGTCCACGCCCCCGCGGGGATCGTCGGCCGTTTCTGACGAGGACCCCGAGCCATCTGCGCTATGATCCGGGTCATTAGCCCTCCGTGCACCGCCAGACATGCGTATTGCAGCGCATCGGCTGGATGGGAGTAGGGTCCGCTCTTGTCGGGTAGCGGCTTGGTATCCCCCTGCCGGGTCTTGGCGTAGCGGTAGCCCCCCATCATCGCTCGCACCAGCACCGGGCAATGCTCGTAGCTGAACACGATCGCCGGCCCGCCTTCCCTTTGCTGCAGCAGCAACGCATCCACTGCCCGCAACCGCGCATCAATATCATTCGTCGGTGCCGGATAAGCGATGAACCCGAGCCGCTTCAGCATATCGAACGAAGTTTCCTCGTACAGGCTATCCTTTGCCGCCCCGCTGGGGTCGCCGACCACCACTGCCGGCAGGCCGGCGTACCGCCTTGTTGCCAGCATCGGTCGAAGCGATTTCTGAATATGCAATTCCAGCGAAATATCCTCCGCGATGCACTCCCCCAGCACCCGCACCTTCCCCCTCGCGTCCACCTGCAGCACCACACTGCACGGGTTGCGGCCGAAATCCTGGCCGATGATCAGCATCTGCTGCTGCACCGGGTCCACACTCTCCAAAACGTGGAAATTAAGTTGAAACGTTTCGCGGTGCACCGCCAGTCCACTGGGGTCCTCACCGTATTCCGCCCGCACATACCGCGCGATCCACGCATCCCCCAGTGGCGACTGGGCCAGCCGTTCGTAGTAAGTTCTCCCCTGTGCAATCCGCCGCTCATCATCGACTGGCAGTTTCAGCGTTTCCGGGGTTTGCATCAGCCACGGCAGGTTCTCCGCTTCCTCGCTCAACCCCGACGGCTGCACGTAAACGTCGGTGCCGGGCGGGGGGTCGAGCATGTACTCCGCCCAGTCGCTCCCCAGTGTCGGCAGATTGGTGTCCGCCACCATGCCGAACCATGTCGCGCCGCCCATGCTGGCGCCTGGGTACCGCCCGCATCTGCCAGCCAGCGGTTCGGTCAGCGACAGCGGGATCTCGATCGCTTCACTCAACCACGCTCCCGTCAGCTGCATCGACAGCAGGCGCTTCTGATCCTCCTGGTTCTCGAGCGGGATCAGCAGCCACTCCGACCGTACATCCCCGGCGCTGATGTAAACCGTGTTGTCGGTTACCTTGAAAGTAACGATTGGTTCCAGCCACTGTGTAATATCCTTCAGCACAGTATCACGTAGTTGTTTTAATGTAGTTCGCACGATCGCCCATCGTGTATACCGCAATCCATCCGGTGCCGGCGCCTGCTCACATGAGCGCCGCAGCAGCTCCATCATCACTCCGGTGGTTTTCCCGCTGCCGACCGGTCCGGCGATGATCCGGAAGAACGCCTCGCTGAGCATGAAATCGCGGACGGTGGGGGGCGGTACGAAATCAATGTCGGGCATCGTTGTCTTTCATGAACGCTTCAAAATGCAGTTCGAAGATCTTGTCGAGCGCCTTCACGAACAGTGGATGGGCGTAGCCGTTCCAGCCGTCATCGATGCCGAGATCGCAGTAGTACTCGCCGCGTGGCGTCGTGCATAGCAGCCGGAACACCGTCGTGCCGGCTTGCGGTACGTAGATGACCTGCCCCTGCCCTTCCCACCCCTCCGGCAGTCGCACATCGAGCGGAATGTCGACGAACTTGGGCAGCCTGAGCCAGGTCAGCTGCCACGAGTAAGGCAGGCGGCGCGGGGGGCGCGGGCCGGGCGGGCGCTTCCGCACTTTCTTAACCGGTTTCGGGTTAAGCACCTCCTGCAGCTCGTTATACAGTGCCCTTGGTGTTGTCTGCTGTTTGAGCCAGCGCTCGATCGGACTGCCGTGCTTCCAGCCGGGATGGTTCTCGTCGCGGATCGCGCGGCGGCACAGATTACGGATCCGTTCGACGGTTTTGGCGCTACTGCCCAGTTTCGCCATGACGGGCAGGAGATCCTTGAACCCTATTCCCTTGATCCGCCACAATCTTAAGAGGGTATGACGTCGTTCCCAGGCAATTTGCTCATTTCTAACCGCCAAAGGCAGTTCAAGCTGGTCGAAATACTCGTCCCGGGTCACCAAAACCCCCCTGAAACCCCCAAAAACATCCCCAAAAACCTTCCAAAACCCCCATTTTTAGCTCAAATCAGACGCCAGATCGGTCGCGGTTTCGTTCACATCGGGCAGGTTTTCGAGCTCAAAAACCGGTGAAATCGCCCCAAACTCCTCGATTTCGAGCGCTCCCTCCACCAAATCCTCCCCATCCGGCATCTCATCCTCGTCGTCCTCGTCCTCACCTAACCGCAACCCCCTGCCCGTGCCGACCTGCACGGTGCGGTCGCCGAGGTTGATGGTGATCGAGAAGCCGCTGCCACCGGCAGCATGCTTGTGGTCGGCCTCGGTGCCGATCCCGGCGAACGACGCTACCAGCTTGGCCAGCCCGGTTTTCGCTACCAGCGTTTCCTTGCTGTCGAGCAGCGACGTGGCGGCGCTCTCCAGGTACGCTTCGATCACTGCCGCCGACTTGAGCCGTACCCTTTCCTTAGTATTTTTCGCCGATTTCCACGCTTCCTCTTCGTTCGCAAGTAATGTAGCAAACCGTGGGTACACGCACAACCATCCCCACGCGTCATAACTCAACTGATACCGATCGAGTACATCTTCGATATCGTAGTGGTCGATGGCAATTTCGCGTGCCAACCTGATTAGGTCGGTATCCCGTTGTAAAATCGGCAACATTGCGTGAGTCCGCTGCTTGACGGGTTGGGTGAAGCTAGTATAGCTCGGCAAACAGCGAGAAGCGAGACGCCATGGCCGCGGCGCTGCCGATCCCATTAGCACCAGCCTACTCACATCCCAGTCGCGGTGCAGTCCGGGTCGTCCCCCCGGGTCAGTACGAGCAGCAGCTGCAGGCGCAGGACAAGCTCAAGGCTGAGAGCTACGCCAAGGCCGGCAAGAACGTTCAGACCATGACCAGCCTGGCGGGTTACGTCCGCGGGCTCTACGACATGTTCCGCACCCATCGCGACATGGTCAGTGGCGGCTGGTCGGCGCGGCTGATCAGCGCGCTCCGCACTTTCAACGGTGAGTACCACCCCAGCAAGCTGCAGCAGATCAGGCAGTTCGGTGGCAGCGAGGTGTATCCCCGCATCATCGCAATGAAATGCCGCGGCGCCAGTTCGCTGCTCCGCGACGTGTACCTGTCGCCGGATAAGCCGTGGGGGCTGGCGCCGCCGGCCGATCCGGATATCCCGCAGGATATGATCGAGCACATCAAACGGCTGGTCGAGGTCGAGCTCGACACGGTGGCGGCTGCCGGTCAGTCGGTCGAGCCGCTGCAGATCAAGACCCGCGTCGAAGGGCTGATGGCGGAGGCGAAGAAAGCTGAAACCAAGAAGGCGCAGAAGCGGGCGACAGCTGCCGAGAAGCGGATCGAGGAGCTGCTGCAGGAGGGCGGGTTCTACCACGCTCTGGCCGAGCTGGTGGTCGACATCCCATTGTTTCCTTACTGCGTGCTCAAGGGGCCGGTGGTGCGGATCATGCCGCAGGTGGTGTGGGGCACTGATGGCGTCTCGGCGACCAAGCAGGTTCCCAAGATGCAGTGGGAGCGCCTGTCGCCCTTCGACGTCTACTGGACGCCGGGCGCGCGCACCGTCGAGCATGCCGACGTCATCGAACGCGGGCGGATCACCCGCGCCGAGCTCAACGACTGCCTCGACCTGCCGGGGTACATGCACGACGAAGTGCAAGCGGTGCTCGACGAGTACGGGCGCGGCGGCATTGCCGACGACTGGGACAGCTACGACGCCGAGCGGGCGATCCAGGAGAACCGGGAGAACCCGAGGTATAACCGCTCGGGGATGCTCAATTACCTTACTTTCAACGGTAACATTCAGGGCAGGATGCTGATCGACTGGGGCATGCAGGGGGTCAGCGACCCGATGCGCGACTACAAGGTCGAGCTCTACCTGATCGGGACGCACGTCATCAAATGCACGATGAACCCGAGCCCGCGCCAGCGTCACAACTACTTCGTCACCAGCTTCGAGAAGGTGCCCGGAACGCCGGTAGGCAACGGGTTGCCTGATATCCTGGCCGATATCGAGGACGTGGCGGCAGCAACGCTTCGGGCGCTGGTTAACAACCTCAGTATTGCTTCAGGCCCGCAGGTGGTGGTCACCGACGATCGATTGTCACCGGGCGAGGACGGCGAGGACCTTTATCCGTGGAAGCGCTGGCACGTCAATTCCGACCCGATGGGCAACAACACGCAAGCCCCCATCTCGTTCTTTCAGCCCAACAGTAATGCTCAGGACCTGCTGGCGATCTACGAACGCTTCAATGCCATTGCCGACGATCTGAGCGCCATCCCGAAGTACCTGAGCGGGCAGGGAGCCGGGGCCGGCGCCGGGCGCACTGCCGCCGGGCTGGCCATGCTGATGGGCAACGCGTCGAAGATCCTGCAGACGGTTGCCGCTAATATCGACGGCGATATCATGGAGCAGATGCTCAGCTACCTCTATGATCTCTTGATGCTGACCGACACCACCGGGGTGTTCAACGGCAACGAGAAAATCCAGGTCAAGGGGGTGAACGTCGCGGTGCAGCGCGAGACCCAGCGTTCCCGCCAGCTCGAGTTCCTGCAGATCACTGCCAACCCGATCGACGCGCCGATCCTTGGCACCAAGGGTCGTGCCAACATCCTGCGCTCGGTTGCCGACACCATTGGTATGGATGGCGATAATATTGTACCTTCGGAAGAAGAGATCGCGCAGCAGGAAGCCGAGGCGGAAGCTCAGGCCCAGCTTGAGGCGGCGATGGCGCGCGGTGTGGTGCCGAGTCCGGTTTCCCCCGAACAGGCGGGGGCGGAGGCGCAGGGCGCGCAGCAGGGCCCGGTGGCGACTGAGGACATGGGGCCGCGGGTCAGTCCGACGGTAGCGGGAGGGGTAGGCTGATGCCGATCTATCGCGACATCGACTTTCACGACATCCCGAAGGTGCTCAGGGTCGCTGGGTCGGGGCGTACGTCGATCGATACCGGCGATTACGCCAAGGTGATCAAACAGATGGAGACGGTACTGGCGATTACGCCGGCTCATCTCAACTGCGACGATCACGACATTTCCGAGATCATCATCAACGCTCAGGTCGAAGCCGCTACCGACACCACGCCGCCGGCGGTCAGCGTGCTCAACCCGTTCGACAATGCGACCGGGGTCGCGGTCGGCGTCAAGCCGGCAGTGACGTTCGACGAGCCGGTGGTGTTTGGCGTCGGGCAGTTTTCACTGCGGACGACGATCGGTGGCACGGCAGTGGCTGCCTGGGTGATCCCGACCAATGTCGGACCGGGGATCGGGCAGGCGTCGCTGGTCGGCGGCGACAAGGTTTCGCTGTGGCCTCCGGTGGCGCTGACACCGGGGGTTGAGTATTACATCACCTGGACCGCTGGCGTGGTGCGCGACATTGCTGGCAACAATGTCGCCGCACAGGCTTCGACCACGGCGTGGTCGTTCACCACCGCTTAGGAGGCAGACATGCCGCTCACCGATATCCCCTACAAGATCGACGATGGTGATCTTGAGAAGTACATCAAGCTGGCACGGGCCAACCATGCTGCCGTCGATATGGTCAAGGTCAACCGCCACGACATGGGCTTCGTCATCGGGGCGACATTCTCGCCGACCCAGCGTAACATCAACGATGGCGATCTCAGCACCATGGTGCGTGCAGCGCTGATCGCGGTACCCTAGTTACTTTGTAAAGTAACCGTAATCAACCACCAACCAACCCGATAAAGGAGCGCATCCATGGCTGAGTATCCTGCGAAGGGGAAGTCCCCTCCGGCGACCAAGGGAAAAACCACCAAGAAGAGCTCACCGAAGTTCGTCGATGCGGGCGGACACAAGATGTCGGGCAAGAACTCGGCGGGACCTCAGACCCCCGGCCAGTCGGCACAGATGGGTCGCGGCGGCGGCAGGTTCGCCAGCGGTGGCGGCTCTGGCAAGATGAGCGGCAAGAACACCGCCAAGAACCAGACGCCGGCCTAGATGGCGTCGGTTACAGAAGGGCTGGTGGTTACCGCCTTCCAGCTCTCTTCTGCCGCGCCGCGTGAGTGGGAGGAGTTCATCAAGGCGTTCGACGCCTACGTCGCCGAGGCGGTGAAGAAGCTGGTTGCATCGGAGCCAGCCACCCTGTCCAATTTCCAGGGTCAAGCCGTGCAGGCGCAGTACATTTTCAACCTGCTGGCCGACGCCCGCAGGACCGTCGAGAACGTCGAGCGTTTGCGTAAAGCCAAACCAGCAATCGAGAAAACCCCATGGCCGTCCAGATAGCCCCCGTCGATACCAACGTCCGCCTGCCCGCTGCCGTCGTCGCCGCCACCCAGCGCGCCCTGGCGCTGCAGGAGGCGATGCGGAAGGAAGCAGCCGGCGAGGCGCCTGAAGCGCCGCCAGCCGAAACCCCGCCAACGCCTCCTGCTCCTGCCCCGACACCAGAAACGGATATGGAGCACAAGCTGAGGTCGACCGAGGGTCGGCTCGCCAAAGCCGAGAGTGAACGGAAAACTCTCGCAGCCCGGCTGGCGGCACTTGAGGCGCAGCGTCCGGCGCAGCCGCAGCCCCAGCGCCCCCAGCCGCAGCCGCAACCGGCGCCGCCGGCCAAGCTGGTGACCCCAGAGGAAGAAGAGGAGTACGGGTCGGAGTTCCTGAGCGTCGTCGGCAAGAAAGCCCGCGAGGAACTAGCCTCCGAGATGTTCAAGATCCAGCGTCAGCTCAACGAGTTGAGCGCTGGCGTCGGCACGGTGCAGACCGCGGTGGTTACCGATGCGCGGGAGAAGATGAAATCGCAGCTTGACGAGGCGATGCCCGAGTGGCGGACGATCAACTACGACGACAAGTTTCTGTCGTGGTTGGCGTTGCCTGACGCTTTTTCCGGTGTTATACGGCATGAGTTGTTGAAGTCAGCCTACACGAGCAATCAGACCGCTCGCGTGCTGAACTTCTTCAAGGCTTTTGTGGCTGAAGAGGCTGCAGGGTCTCCGCCTTCGCCGGGAAACGGTACGCCGCCAGCACCGACCAATGGGTCGGCCACGCCGCAGCCTGCCAAGATCCCGCTCGAAAGTCTCGCGGCACCAGGCAGAGCCAGCCCAGCGGCACCGGGTCCAACGCCCGCTGACAAGCCAGTCATCACCCGACAGCAGATTACCCAGTTCTATGCCGACGTGGCCGCAGGCAAATACCGCGGCCGGGAAGCGGAGAAGCTGGAGAACGACGCCGAAATCATCCTCGCTGCAAACGAGGGTCGTATCGTTTAGCGCTCCTCCGGGTCGTCCCGCGAGGGGCTAACCCGGAGCCAAGGAAATGGCATTCCCAGTAGCAGGTGCTGGTACCACACCTCCGCTTTGGCCGGTCGGTTCGACTGCCAACGCGCTTTCTGCCAACAAGTTCATCCCGGAAATCTGGTCGGGCAAGCTGATCGAGAAGTTCTATGCGAGCACCGTGCTCGCGGCGATCTCGAACACCGACTACGAGGGCGAGATCAAGTCGCAGGGCGACAAGGTTATCATCCGCACCAAGCCGACCATCACCATTCGGCCGTACCGGGCTGACGGCCTGCTCACCATCGACCGTCCGGAAGGTGGCAATGTCGAGCTGCTGATCGACAAGGGCGACTACTTCAACCTCGCCCTCGACGACGTGATGCGGATCCAGTCCGACATCAACCTGCTCGACATCTGGTCTGACGACGCTGGCGAGCAGATGAAGATCGTGGTCGACCGCGCGGTCCTCCTCGACCTGCTCGGAAAAGCCCACGCCAAGAACCGCGGCATTGCCGCCGGCATGATCTCCGGCGACGTCAACCTTGGTGTCACCGGCACGCCGCTTGCCGTCGTCGCCCGGTCGCCGACCACCGGCCAGGTCGAGATCCTCGACGTCATCCTGCGGCTGATGCAGATCCTCGACGAGCAGAACATCCCGGAGAGTGGGCGCTGGGTGGTTATCCCGGCCTGGGCCGCGATGATGCTCAAGCAGTCCGAGCTCCGTCAGGCTTACCTGACCGGTGACAGCGTGTCGCCGCTCCGCAACGGCCGCATCGGGCAGATCGACCGCGCCACCATCTACGTCTCCAACCTCCTGCCCCGTGGTCCGGTGACCGGCCCGCCCGCGCTCGCCGCTGGCGAGCAGCCGTTCTATGCCGGTACCTCGCACGGTCTGACCTTCGCGTCGCAGTTCACCAACGTCGAGACGATGCGCTCCGAGCTCAGCTTCTCGACCCTGCTTCGTGGCTTGCAGATCTACGGCTGGAAGGTTCTCGACAGCATCGCGATCGCGGAAGCGATTGTCATCAAGGTGTAGTAGGCCCTACTCCCTGCCTATAGCGTTTTGATTGCTGTCGAGTAGGCGTCCCTGTGAGCTGGTCGCAGGGACGCCGTTACTTGTGAAAGTAAGGGAGGTGCGTCGTGGCGCTGGTCACCGTCGAGGACTATGTCCGTGAGGCAAGGATCCTCCTGCAGGATCTACTGGTTCCGTACCGTTACGCCGACACGGAGCTGATCTCCGGCCTCAACATGGGACTGGAGCAGGCGCACAAGCTGCGCCGCGACCTGTTCCTCAAGTACGCTACTACCCCGGAATATCCGGTGCTGGCTGCCACCGAGGTCGACATTGACCCGGGCTACCGTCGCGCTGTGCTGTTTTTCATGGTAGGTCATGCCCAGTTGCGGGACGAGGAGGAGACGACTGATGCTCGCGCCAGCGCCTTCCTCACATCCTTCGCCGCGCAGATGACAACGGCGGTGTAGAATGGTCGAGAGCACCCCCAAGGCCATCCTCACCCGCATCGTCAACAATGCCAAAATCCACCTGCCCGGGTCGATCGAAGACGGTATCCAGTACGAACTCTACAACGTCCTCGACGAGCTGCTCAGCGAGACCGACATCTGGTACGAGGACATTCCGTTCGAGGCCCAGCCTGACGTCGTCGACTACGACGTGGTGCCGATAACCGGGCGGATCGTCCACCTGATCTATTGCTGGCCGGCGGACAGCGACTACCGCGTCCATGAAATTCCGGCGGTGATGCCGCAGCCTGGCTGGCTGCAGCTGTACCGGGCGCCGTCGGAAATCCAACCGGCGCAAGTCCGGGTGTCGCTGACCGTGCTCGACCCGGTGACCCGCGCCGGCTTCCCGCAGTGCCCGACCTGGATCCTCGAGCGCTACCACCAGACAATCACCAGTGGGCTGGTCTACAAGATGGCCCTGATGCCGAACAAACCGTGGTCGAACGGTGAGATCGGCGTGCTCTACGGGCAGAAATTCCGCAACTCGATCGGGCAGGCCAAGGTCGATTACCTGCACGCCCATACGCGCGGGGCGCAGCGCTGGCGCTTCCCCCAGCAGTTCATGCCCATGCTTAGGAGATAGCCATGGCCGTTGTTTATGCTGCCGCGCTGAAGACCACGCGGATGAACGCAGTCGAAGCCGCGCTCGATGCTGGCCCTGCCGCTGCGACACTGGTTATCGGCACCTCGGCGCTGTCCGGGGCAACCGGCGTGCTTTGCACCATCACGCTGGCCGATCCGGCCGGGACGGTTTCCGGCGCGGTGCTGACCCTCGCCGGAATGCCAAAGTCGGCGATCGCGTCGGCTACCGGCACCGCGGCCAAGGCGGAGCTGCGTGACAGCACCGGGGCGGTGGTGGTGTCCGGCCTGACTGTTGGCGTCTCCGCCAGCGATATCATCATCAATTCGGTCGCGATCTCGTCCGGTCAGACCGTGCAGATCAACAGTGGGACAATCACCCACGGATAGGAGGAACTATGGCCCTACCCCCACGTCCACCCCCGCAGACTCCCGGCATGGCGCAGGCTACTGCTCGCCCGGCAATACCGCGTGGACCCAAGCCAGCGCCCACCCGCACCGCTGCCGCGCCGCCTACGCGGCCAGGCATGGCGCAGGCTACTGCTCACCCGGTAACACCGCGCGGACCCAAGCCTGCACCCACCCGCACCGCTGCCGCGCCGCCTACGCGGCCAGGCATGGCGCAGGCTACTGCTCACCCGGTAACACCGCGCGGGCCCAAATCACCTGCGCCGCCAACCCGTACTGCGACTGCGGTGCGAGCGACGTCACCGACCGGCAGGACGAAGGGGCCTGCGCCGCCACCCACACAGCCGAGAATGGCATCAGCTGCTCCGACCGGCAGGACGAAAGGTCCGGCGCCGGTTCCTATGGCGCCAGCGCCTCCCCAGCAGGTGCCCGGTTACAACAAGGGCGGCGCGGTCAAAGCGTACCGGAAGGGCGATCCGATCAAACGTAAGAGTAGCAAGAAACACAAGTAGGTTACTTTTAGAAGTAACATGGCCGACACCAACGCCTTCAACCCCGCCGGCTTCTATGGCGTCGCGTTCGAACACCTGCCGTTCGACGCCGCGCTGGCTGCTGTCGAGACGGCGGATGTGTTTGCGGCCAGCGCTGGCATCATCGCCACTGCCAGCTTCGCAGTGACCGAGCCGGTCGATACGCTGGCCGGCAGCGCACTTGTCGCGCACATGTTGGCCTTAGTGTCGGTGGAGGACACTGACACGCTGGCAGCGGCGCTGGCTGCAGCGACCGAGAGCTATCTGGCGGCGGTCGAAGCCAAGGATATCCTCGCGACTACACTCGAGATCGTTGCTTTCGCAGATTTTGCGATTTCCGAGCAGCCGGATGTAGTGGTGGTCGACGTCAGCTCGATCACTCATGCGGCGCTGGCGGTCACCGAGGACTTCGTCGACACGGCGACGGGCGACGCGCTGGTCGCCCACCTGCCGAGCTTCGACCTGGTCGAGACGGCTGACGCCTTCGACATGGAGCTCGCCACCACGGCCAATGTCGACATGGAGGTGACCGAAGCGCCGGATCAGCTCAGCGTCGATTTGTTCGCGTACACTGAAGCCTCGATGGAGCTGGTCGAGGATATCGACGTGCTCACTGCTACGGCGGGGCGCTGGGAGTTCTGGTACGCCGACAGCGAGATGATCTTCGTCGCCTGGGAGGAGCAGAAGGTGGTGGTGCCCGGGCGTCCGCGCGGTGGCGAGATAACCTTCCATCCGTTCATCACCGCCTTCAACGAGCAGGCGTTCTACAACAACGCCTTCTTCACCGGTTCGGGCGCATTCCACTATAGCGACGACGA